CAAGAAAAGATTAATTAAAGAAAAATCTGATTGTATTGGATGTGAAGATAATTTTTATAATGGTAATAATCCACATGGAACTAAAGAATGTTGGAAGTATAAAGATGCTAAAATTACATCAAGAAAACAAGTTCATATAAGTCAAGTTCCACCATGGAAACAAGAACCAAAAATGACGATGAGTTGCTTTCACAAGAAACAATATGTATTTGTTGCTGGTGGTAGGGAGTGTGACTATAATATTATAAATGTTGAATTAATAAAAAACAATAAATTATCTATACCAACATATGATTATGAATTGTTGTCAGCAATAATAACTACTGAAATTAACGGTGAGATGAAAATATTAGGTAGAAGATTTACAATTGCATACAATAAAGTTTGGTACACAATTGATATTGATAATCCAGATAATAGTATTAGGTCACAACCAAATGCAGATAAAATATTTTGGGATAAAGTGAAAAAAGCAGTTGATGAGTTTAATAAAAATATTAAAAAATAAAGAATATTAAAAATATTTAAAATTGAGAAACAGAATAAAAATATACAAAACAATATAACAATAAGTGAAGGAAAACAATTCAATATAAATAAATAAAAATGAGAAAATATAGTTTTGAAAAGAATGGAATTAATTATGATATAATTGTTGCAGATATTAATGATTTAGCAGATTATGTTGAATCAACACATCATTGTATTAAATGCGGAACAGCATTTAATACAGAACAAGAACTCGCACATTGTCCAAATGGATGTGAAGGATTAATTAGAGGTAAAATGAAAAATGAATGAAGAACAATTAAAAAATTTTATTGAAACTGATAAAGAAGAAGTAAAGGTTGTATTTACTAAACAAGATGCATACAATAAGTTATATGATATGTGCGAAGCTGTTCATTCTTCTTGTGGGATGGAATGTATGATTTATGAAAGATGTGTTGAAGATGGAGAATTTGATATTAACAAATCTAATTCCTGTCCATATTTTAAAAATGGAGAATTAATGTTTGAAAGACTAAAAAGTAAAGTAAGAATTGAAATATTAGGAAAAAACATATATATAAATTATTTTGATGCAAAACAATTGTTAGAATCTTTAAAAATTAATAAAAAATGAACCTTGAGAATTTATGATGATTATATGGAGAAGAAATGAATAAATATAATTTTGAGAAAGATGGAATTAATTATACTGTATATACGTACTGTTTAGGTAGTGATGATATTTCAGCTACACATCATTGTATAATTTGTGGAACAAAATTCAATTCAGATAAAGATTTAGTAAAATGTCCAAATGGTTGTGAGGGATTAATTAGAAAAAATGAAACATGGTGATAGTACAAAGATAAATAAACTTAGTAGACTACATTTAGAATATGTACAAACACGAGATGAATTAAGTGAAAAATTAATCGAAATTAAATTATTGAGAAAAAAACTAGATAAATTAGATAAAATGTTATTTGCGGTGACAAAAAAATGAATGAAATTATGACAACTGAAATGGTAATTGCTGATGACATTAAAGAAACATTTTCATTAGTTTTTTCTACAATTGATGATGAGATTTTACAACTACCATTAGAATTAAACAAATATAATAACATATCAAGTAGGGCATATCGTTTATTAGATATGTTGAGTAATGATTTAGCTGCAACACACAATATAATAAAAACAGTAATAAGAAAAGACAAATGGGGAAAAAGATATAAACATCACACTTACAAAAAAGAGAAAAATAAAAAGTTATTAAATGAAATAATTAAATATAATTATACTGTGCACAACCAGAAAGAAAAAACACAGAGTGTACAATTTACAGAATTGTTAAATTTAGTTAGCGATTTAATAATTAGTGGTGAAATCCCAAAGAAATATGCACCTGTATTAGAACTAACAACACATATTACAAAACATAAAATTAGAATGTATAGAGCAACATTTGATACAGCATTGATATCATTACTTGAACAAAAATACAATAATAACGAATATATATTAGATATTGTTGATATATTTAAACAATTACAAAAGAAAAAAGGTATTCCGTTTGATGAGTATATTGATAACTGGGCAGCAAGATTATTAAAAGAGGGAAAATAGAAAATGGTTTTTAATGAAAAACAAAAGAAAATAATTAAAATTAATATTATAATGAATGATTTAAAGAAAAATCTTAAATGTGCATATGATAATAAATTATATCAAACATGGTTAAAAGGAGATAGAAAACAAAAATTCATATCATATGTTATAGATATAACAAAAGAAAAATTATTTGAACAGTTGGTGAAATAAAATGAAATTAGAAAAACATTCAATAAATTTGTAGTTGTGTTTGAAAACATTACATTTAATATTTCAACATTTAACGGTCGAGATGTAACTGGGATAGATATAACATTACGGTTATGGCGACATTTAAAAAATAAAAAACAATTTTATGATAACATTTGTAATAAAATATATTATACCACACAGAAAAAAATATTTACTGACAAATATAAAGATGTTGAGTATAATGCTACAGGTAATGAATATATATCAATTGACATATGTTGTCCAGAGAATAAGATAATTACAGTTATACACCCAAATAAATATTTAAAATACATTAACAATAAATAACGAGGAAAAATAAAATGGCAAAGAAAAAATTTAATGAACAAGAAACAGAAGATAGAGATGAAGCAAAGAGAGATATGAAAATGTGGATGGCAAATGGTTGGGATTTAACTGAAGAAACTCCAGAGTTTTTCTTATTAAAAAGAAGTACTGCAACGCTAGGTGGACATGTATTAGTATTTTTCATAACGTTTTGGTTCACTTTTGGATTAGGAAATTTAGTATATTGGTTATTATCTAAAGAGAAAAAGAAAGTTATTAAATAAATTATTTTTTATTTTTTTTTTAATAATAAAAAGATTTATATATAAGTAATATTTTATAAATTATATAGAAAATGTAACTTAAATGTTGCGGAGATGTGAAAAAAATGTCAAACGAAAATAAACAAGAAGAAAATGTATTTGCTGAAGTAGCAATGGAAAATAAAGAACAAATTTCAGAAAATGAATTTGCACAAACAGCACCAGCACAAACAAGTGTTCCACCAATGGCACCACAAGGCGAACAACTTAGTTCAGGTAATGCTGGTAATGTATATGATTTTAATGCAGCACCTGATAGTGTTAAGTCACCAGATAGGTTAGACATTGATGGACAAGTTGTAGATATTATCAAAGCTGAAATAATTATTCCACCTGAAAGTCAAGAATGGAAATGGAGTAAAAAGAAAACTGTTCAAACTAAAGCATGTCCTTTCAAAATTCATATGAAAACTAAAGATGGACAACTTCAGATTGAAAATTATTCAGGTGTAACTATTTTTAAACAAAAAGATGGTAAAGCTGGGCATCCAACAATATGGAAAGAAGGTTCAAGTCAAGCTGCAGGATTAATGAATCTTTATGCTGTTTATACAGGTAAAGATATTGCAGAAGTAACACTTAAACAGTTTGGTAATTTCTTAAATTCTGGAATTAAAGGGAAGATTGTTGCACAAGAAGTTAAACACTATGAAACCAATGAAAAATTTAATAAAAACTTTATTGGACTTTTTGTTAAATAACTAAACTTAATCTATTTTTATTTTTTTTAATTAAATATAAGAGGGATATGTAAAATGAGAAGATTAAGTTTTAGTCAGTGTAATTTGTGGCATGGTTGTAAACGTCAATGGTATAATCAAAAAATTCTAAAATTACCAGTAGAACAAGATTTATGTTATGCTAATAGAGGTAACGTTGTACATGGATTACTTGAAGATTGGTATAATAAAGAAATTGTTACTTTAGATGATTTAGAAAATAAATTTAATTTAATTTGGAAAAAGTTTAATTTAGATAACACTAAATTAAAATCTAAAAAAGATGAAACTTGGATGATGTTACTTAATGGTATTAATTTAAAAATTCAACATACAACAAATGAACTTAAAATTTATTTTAAAGATTTTGTTTGTTATATTGATGTATTTAATTCTAACACTTTTGAAATTTCCGATTGGAAAACTTCTACTAGAAGCAAGCAGAACGAGGCTGAGTATAAATTACAATTACAAGTTTATTCTTGGATGGTTTATAGACAATTTGGTTGGATTCCAAAAAAATGTACAGTACATTATTTAAAATATACGGGTAGTAAAAGTATTTTAGAATTTGTACCAACAATGGAAGATGTTAAATTTGCAGAAAATTGGGTCAACACAATACAATTAGAAATTGATGAAGCATTAAAATCAAACATATTTCCTAAACATGATGATATTAAAGATTGTAATTTCTTTTGTGGATATAAACATATTTGTTTTGGTAAAAATAAAATACATTTTGATTTATATATCGATGATAAAAATAAAATACATATTAGGGGATATAATTCTCCAATATTAACTAAAGGATTATCAAAAACATTTAGTTACCAGTTAGATGGAAGTGAATATATTGAAAAAGCTAGTGGTTGGAATGGTGTAGTTAATTTATTTGATAGTAGAAATTATTCATTAGATGTTGGATTTAAAAATAGATTAATTAAAGCATTACATCAATATACTAAATTTAGAAATGTTGATTTAAGTTATAATATTATTGATAATAGACGGCAAGCACCAAAGTTAAACATAATGCCAGATAAATTAAATGGTGTAGTATTAAGAGATTACCAAGAAACTGCAGTTGAAAAATTAAGTATGGAAGGTGTTGGTTTAATTCATAGTGGTACAGGTTCAGGAAAAACTATTATGGCAACTGAAATTATTAGAAGGTTAGATGTTAAAACGTTATGGCTTACGCATAAAGTAGATTTAGCTAAACAGAGTAAAAAAGTATTAGAAGATAAATTAAACTTAAAAATCGGCTTAATACAAGGGGAGAATTTAGATATACAACCTATAACTGTTGCAACTATTCAAACTCTTAATAGTAAATTTGAATTTTTTAAACATTATTTAGATAGTATTGATTTAATTGTGTTTGATGAAGCACATCATTCTGCTAGTCCAACATACAATAAATTATTAAAAAAGATTAATGCAAGATATAGAATTGGATTAAGTGGTAGTATATTAGATAAACCAACAACAATGTTAATTCATGCACAACTTGGGGAAATTGAATTTGAATTATTATCTAAAGAATTAATTGACAAAGATGTATTAGCTAAACCTAAAATATATATAAAAACCATTTTTAATAATTTAGTTAGAGGAGATTGGAAAGAAGTTGAAGATGAATTTATTGTAAACAATGAAGAAAGAAATACACATATTAATTTAATATGTGAAAAAGAAAATGATAAATTTAATATTATTTTAGTCGGTAAAATTCTTCATGGTGACATTTTAAAAGAAGTTATACCACAATCAATTTTTTTAAATGGTGGAACACCTGCAAAAGAACGTGAGCAAATAATACAAGATGCAAGAGACGGTAAAATTAAAAATCTTATTGCAACATATCAATTATTTGGTGAGGGTATAGACATGCCGAATATTGATAATATTATAATGGCACAAGGTGGTGGACCAAGTATAATTCCTACAATTCAAAATGTTGGTAGAGTTTTAAGAAAAAATAAAGATAGAATTAAAAAAGTATTTGATTTTATGGATAAAGGTAAATATATTAATGGGCATAGTGATATAAGGTTAGCAACATATAAAGAATTAGGTGATATGTTTTATGATTGATAAAATTGTATGGAAACAGAAATGTTCAATATGTGGAACATTTTTCCTAAACTCACACGAAGGAAGAATTAAATGTGATAAATGTAGAGTAATACAAACAAATGAAATAAATGAAACAAATGAAAAACATAATATTTATATATAAGTTATATTTTAAATATTATATATTATGAGGTAAAAATAAAAATGAAGGGGATTTTAATTCGGGCAGAATGTCCAAGTTGTGGCAATATTTTACAACATCAAACTGTATTGCTTATGACAGCTACAGGAAATAAAGTTAGCTTTGAAATGCCGACACGTTGTGGGTGTGGAAGAAAAGGTGCGTTTAATTTATTAAATTTTGAACCTTTAAGTGTAGGTTTTGCAACAGATGAAGAAGATATGCTTAACTTACCTAAAAGTGTTGCAAATGAAGTACAACAATTCGCAATAAATAAAATAAAAGAACAACACGAGGAAGAAAAAAATGAAAATTGAAAAAAAAGAATTTATAGAGTTTTTAGATAAAATTAGGATGACAAGTAGTGCAACATTAGAAGAAGCTATTTTTGATTTTAGTGAACAGGGATTAAAAATATCTGCAGTTATTGCTGCAAACATGGGACAAATTGATAGTATTCTAAAGCCTACTGCATTTGTTGAATATGAAGCTATTGGTAAAATTGGAGTACAAGAATTAGAACAGATTTCAAGAATTATGAACAAATTTGATAAAGAATTAAATTTGGTTGTTGAAGGAAATTTATTAACAGTTAAAGGTGCAGGTAAAAAAGTTGATATTGAATTAATGGATATTAAATTTATTAAAGAACCTGTTGCATTTAAACAATTAGAATATGCTGAAACATTTACAATCAATGGTGCAGATTTAAGTGCGTTTTATGATGATGTTGCAATTGATAAAGATGATTTAGAATTAACATTTACTACATCAACAAATAAAGTTGCATTATCAAACACAGGTAAATATAAATTCAATAAAGAAATTTTAGCAGAAGGAGCAATTGGAAAAACTGTAGTTATGTTTGGTCCAGTATTAACTCATGCAACTTCACAATTAAAAGGAAATTTAACAATTTCAAGTAAAACAAATTTCCCAATTAAGATAGTTGAAACAACTGAAAATAGTGTAATTGCATTATTAATTGCACCAAAAGTTAAAAAAGCATAATTTTTTTATTTTTTAATTTAATTAATGGCAACGTTTGATATGAAATATAATCTTAGTTACAACAGTTAGATGTTCTGAGCCCAGAAAAGCATCACTTTATTAAATAAATGTTACGAGGATGTTAAAATGAAAAATATAATATGGAATTTAAAATATAGACCATCAACAGTTAAAAATGTTGTTAGTCCACATACGCAAACAATTTTAAAATATTTAGAAAACTCACAATCAATACCTAATTTCTTATTTCATTCAACTATTGGTGGTACTGGAAAAACTAGTATGGCGAAAGCAATAGTTAAAGATTTAGGTTGTGATTATTTAATGCTTAATGCTTCAGAGGATAGAAGTATTCAAACTATACGAGAAAAAGTTAAACACTTCGCTAGAACTCAAAGTAGCAATGGTTTAAAAAAAGCAATAGTTATGGACGAGGGTGAAAAACTCACAAAAGATGCAGCAGATGCATTAAAAAATATGATTGAAGAATATGGAGAAAATACTTTTTATATTTTTACAACAAATAATATTTCTAAAATTAATCAACCAATGCAAAGTAGGTTTGTATGTTATGAGTTTTCTCAACCAGATAAACATGACATTTATACTTATTTAGAAAACATTTGTAATTCTGAAAAAATGAATTATGTTGAAGGTGCATTAAACAAATTAATTGATATCAATTATCCAAGTATTAGAAAATGTGTAAACTATTTACAAGATTTGAAAATACAAGAAAAAGATGTTTTAATAAATAATATTAAAAAAGCAGATGAAGAATTTTTAAAAATTTGGGCAATGATTAAAGATAAAAAGTTTATTGAACTTAAAAAATATTTATATGAAAATGGCACTGATTGTTTAATGCTTAATAGATGGATATTTGATAATTTATTTAATGAAAAGTTTGAACTTAAAACTTTAATAAAATTAGTACAACTTTCAGCACGTAACGAAAAGGAAATGAAAGGTGCAGATAAAACAATAATTTTCATTGGAACACTTCCAGAGATGATGAGTGTATTATAAAATGTTAATTTTTAAATTAATTCCAAAATTATTTACAACAAATAATTTGGATTGGTTAAAAAATGTTCCAGAAAATACTTTATCTGCTGTTATGGTACACAAATGGATTGCAATGTTACCTAACGTTGGACAATATTCAAGATGGCTAGATAGTTATGCATTTGAAATTCCAGCAAAACATTTTACAGCTTTAGCGTGGTCAATTTTACCAAAATCACATAAAGCACCATTTGGAAGATATATTAAAAAGGTCGAAGATGAAGAAGCAATGCAAATTATAATCGATAAGATTAGGAAACAATTAGAGCTTAGTGATAATGATTACACAGAAAATAAAAAATATATCTTAAAATATATTGCAGATAATAAATTACAATTATTTAAAGACTTTGGAATAGCTAAAAAACACTGGAAAAAACATGATTTAGATTTTAAAGAAATGAAATCTGGTGGAAAACAAGAAGGAAAAAAAGGATTAGATATGTGGTTTTAACGAGGTAAAAAAAAATGGGAGATATGAAACAAATAAATTTAGATTTTGAAGATATTAAAGATGAATATGTTAAACACTGGAATGATATGCCAGAATTTAACCAACCGAATGATGAAGCATATCAAAGCGTAAAAATCAATTTTAGAACTAAACAAGATGTTGATGCGTTTATGTTATTAATTAAGCAAAGATTCACTGAAAGAACAAAAAGTATTTGGCATCCTGAATATGATAGAGAGAAGCCATCATTATTTTCGTATGCTAACGAGGAATAAAATGCCTGACTACAAACAACCACAATATCCAATGTATATTATATCAAAAAATCGTGCATATTATGGGACTACATATAAAGCATTTGATAAACTAAAAATAAAATATTATGTTGTTGTTGAAAAAAATGAATATGCAAGTTATAAACATAAAATTGAAAAAAAAGGGTTTGGAAAAGTTTTAATTTTAGATGAAAAATTTAAAGAAGATTATGATGTTTTTTCAGATTTAGGTCAAAAAGGAGACGAAAAAATAACTGGTCCAGGTGCAGCTAGAAATTTTTGTTGGGAACATTCAATAAAAAATGGGTTTAAATGGCATTGGGTTTTTGACGATAATGTTGATTCTTTTTATCGGCTAAACAAAAATAGAAGAATTACTGTTTCAGATGGTACAATATTTAGAGTTATGGAAATTTTTTCAGACAGATATGAAAATGTTGCAATTGCTGGTCCAAACTATTTATCATACGCACCAGATAGAAAAGCATTAGCTCCGTATATTTTAAATTGGAGAGTTTATAGTATGCTTCTAATTAGAAATGATATACCTTATCGTTGGAGAGGAAGATATAACGAAGACACTGATTTAAGTATCCGAGCATTAAATGATGGGTGGGTTACGATACAGTTTAATGCGTTTTTAGGGAATAAAGCAACAACACAGACAATGAAAGGTGGAAATACATCTGAATTTTATCATAAGGAAGGGAAAATTGATAAAGCATCATTTTACGCAAAAGGTGGAACATATAATAAATCTAAAATGCTTGTAGATATGCATCCAAATATTTGTAAAATGATAATGGCATATGGTAGATGGCATCATAAATGCGATTATAGTGGGTTTAAGACTAAGTTAAAATTAAAACCTGGAATAGTTATTAATAAAGGAATTAATAATTATGGTATGAAACTAATAAGAAAATAAACATAATATTTATATATAAGTAATATATAATAAATAACATAAAATGGAAAAAGAAAAAACTTTAATTTACGACCTTGAGACAAAACAAGTTGGTAATAAGATTAATGCTGAAAAAGATATTATGCGTGTTTTTGGTGCGTATAGTTATATTACAGATAAGAAATATTGTTTTACACATATTACTTCTGTTAATCAAACTATAAAGGCGCATGATATTTTTGTTGGGTTTAACAATTTTCAATTTGATAATGTTATTTTAAAAAATATTAAGGAATTAAAACATTTATTTATTGAAAACAAATATGGTGATGTTAGATTTAAAAATAAAATTAATATTGATTTAAAACAAATATTTGAAAGTAGAGCATCATCAATGAAAACTAAAAAGGGAATGTTAGGTAATTTAATAATGTCTTTTAGTTTAGATTTTATTACAAAATTGTTAGATTTAGTTTCTGAAACTGATGGTAAAATTAAAGATTTTGATTATTCTATTTTAAAAAAAGAAAATTGGACAGATGATGAATGGAAATATATCGTTGATTATACTGAAAGAGATATTGATATAACTAAAAAATTATATGATTGGGTTGAAGAATATTTTTCAGGGTTTACACATTTTTTGAATCCTAATGATGTAAAAAATAAAGTTCATTTAACTGCAACAACAACATCATTTGCATATAAAGCAATATGTAAAGAGTTAGGGTGGGAAGAAGAATATCAAAATGATGTTGAAGCTGAAGATTTTGGTGGTGGATATGTTGCATATCCTGCAGGTGAACATTTTGAAGGCGATATTTATTGTTTAGATTTTAATTCACTTTATCCTTTTATTTTTAATCAATGTAATTTATTTTCACCTACAGCACCAGGTGAGCAAGGTTGGTCAGGTAATGGTAAATTTAAAGTTAAAGGTATTTATAATAATAGAGTACAAGGGATAATTGAAAAATTAATCGTAAAATATTATGAACAAAGATTAAAATATAAAGCAGTTAAAGACCCAAGAGAATATTCAATAAAAATAATCATAAACATCATGTATGGTTTGACAGCAAACCCAAAATTTAAAAAATTATTTAACCCAACAGGTGCAGCTGATTGTACAGGACTTGGAAGACAATGGGTTAAGTTAGCACGAACTATATTTAAAGAAGCAGGTTATCTTTTAATTTATACAGATACAGATTCAGTATATATTTTAGACGCATTTAATGATAAAGAACGAATGCTTAAAGTTAAAGATGAAATTATTGCAGAAATAAAAGCAAATGTTCCGTTCCCTTCAAAATATTTTGATATGGGTGTTGATGATGAAATTACTGATATGTGGTTCTTTAAAGGAAAAAATATTGAAGATAAAGTATCTGATTCAGAAATGGATGAAGACGATTTTACAAATAAATATCATGGTTTAATGAAAAAGAATTACATTTATCGTGCAAAGAAATTTGATAAAGATGGTAAAGTTACAGGAAATAAAATAATTGTTAAAAATTTAGGTGTTAATAAAAAATCTAATAGTGCTTTAAGTAGACACATTTTCTGGAATATATTAGTTCCAAAAATTAATGATGAAAGAAAAGTTAAATTTCCAAAAACATATTTTAGAAACTTAATAACACAATTACTTGAAGAAGATATAACAAAGGCACAAATTAGATATAAAGTTAATAATATCAATGCATATAAATCACAAAGTTCAATTCAAGCACAAATATCACTTGAACATGGGGAAGGTATTCATTTTTTAATTCCAAACACAAAAGGTATTGGTGTTGGTAAAAATCCAAAGAAAAAACTTTGCACATATGATGAATTTAAAAAATATAATATGCGATTAGAAGATATTAATTTAGATAATGTTTGGCAAGAATTAAACTATTTTATTGAACCTGAAAAGGTTGTGAACTTGTTTGATTTTTAATTGAGGTGAAAAATGCGTTGTAGACGTTGCTTAAGAAAAATAAAATCAGAAAAAGCTATTGTATTGGGATATGGTACACATTGCTATAAACTAATGAAATTAGAACAAACAATGAATACAAGATTGGAGGATTATGAAGAATGCCAAAACAACGATTAGAAGGCGATTTTAAGGAGTTCGCATCATATAATACTAATTTATACATTTTAAAATTACAGGTAGAGAAACGGAGTTTTACGGGGATGCCTGCCGATTTCTTAGTGCTATCTGATAATTATAAATATATGGTAGAATGTAAAGAGAATAAAAGCAGTTCTTACCCATTTAGTAGAAGCAGTCAAGTTAAGAAATTACAAACATTTGAATTAAAGTCAACTAACAACACAAACGTTGCATATTTCCTTATTTCCTTTTGGTTAGGTAGTGTTAAAAAATCTCTTTATTACTTAATACCTCTAAAAGAATATTTAAAATTTGAAGGTTTAACGGGGAAAAAATCAGGTAATATACATGACTTTAATTTACATCTATCTGAATATGAAATAGATTTACCATTAATTTCACAGTATTTTATATAAGTAATATATAAAACACTATATTAATATGGTAAAAAGTATGTGTTTTACTAAAAATAAACATAACATTTATATATAAGTTATATATTAAACATATTATGAGAAAAACAAAGTAAGTTTTTCTAACCTTTCGAGGGAAGGGGATAATAAATCCCTTGTATTGCTGGTGGTTGCACATCAAGCATGTAAATAAAAGTGTGGCTGATGGAGTGGTTCTCCTAGAATAACAATGACCATGAGGGTGAGAAACCTTCATTTACTTTTGTGGAGGCAAAAATAAAATGGAAATAAAAAATACAAATGCACTTGCAATGAACATTGGAATCTTAGATTATGCAAGAGAACAACCAATGTTTCTAGAAGACGCAGTGCCAATGGCACAGGTTGTTTCTAAGGGGTATAAAATTATCCAACACAACGATGTGCTTCAAGCAGTAACTGAAGCATTAGCAACTAAAAATATTCAAGTTAGTGGGCGATTAGATAATTTCAGAGATTCGTTTAGAGCAGACTTGATTTTTGAAAATCAAGGAACACCAGTTAAAGATGATGCAACTGGACTTAAAATTGGAATCAGAGTTCTAAACTCTTATAATAAATCCAGTTCTTTTAGATTAGAATTGTTCGCTTTTAGAATGGTTTGTCAAAACGGAATGAGTCTTGGGCAAGTTATGAATGGAATTAGAGAATTAACTTTTCATACAGGCGAACTAAAACCACTTCAAAAAATTAAAGAAATCACAGAGGGTTTTTTAATTGATGCAATAAATTCATCAGAAAAGTTACAGACTTTTGTAAATGCTTCAATGATTGATTCATTAGCACATACGCAAGCAATGGACAAGCAATGGAAATTGTAAAAAAATTAATTCAAACTAAAAAACATAGAAAAGCCATTGCAGAAATTTTAGGTTTTGAAGTTATTGAATTAATTACCGAAAGTGGGAAAAAAATCGTTCAATATGTTCCACCAATAGGTAGAGAATTATCCAGATGGGATTTATACAATGCATTAACTAATTATGCGACACATTACAAATTAACAAACCACGTTGAAAATTACATTCAAAATGGTGCACAAAAAGTATTAAATAATTCTGTTGAAAAATTGGTAGAAATATCTACTAATTAATTTTTTATTTTTTAAATGAGGTAAACAAAAATGGAAATAAAAATGAAGAAACCAATGTTATTATCAAATGATGAAATTGATTTGCGAAAAATTGATTATACTAAAAGCAATTGGTATATTTCTAAAAAACGTGATGGTATTAGAGCAGAAGTTACAAATGAAGGGATAAAAAATAGGTCATTAAAAATTCTTAGAAATACCAAAATTAAAAAATATTTTGAAGATATGTATAAGCATATTCCAGATGGTGTTGTTTTGGAAGGTGAAATTTATTCAGACGCCACACCTTGCAGAGAAATGGCGGGTATTTGCAATAGTTTAGATAAAGATGTTCCAGATGATACGAAAATATATTTGTTTGGTTTATGGTCAGTTGTTTATAAAAATTCTACATTTGAAAACAGAATGGAATATTTAAAATGGATTTACAATAATTTATTACCATTTGAAGCATATAAATTTGACATTGTGGTACAGAAATTGGTTGCGTCATACGGTGACATAATGGAACATTATAAAAATTATTTAGATGTTGGTTTTGAAGGTGCAGTTCTAATGAATGGCTCTTCAAAATATAAAGAAGGTAGAGTGACAATTAAACAAGAAATTGGATTCAAATTAAAACCTGACAGAGAAGATGATTTAAAAATAATTGGTGTTACTGAAAGGATGGAGAATTTAAATGAATCCCAAACAAATGAACTTGGGCAATCTTATAAGAGGAATACTGTTGATGCAAAGAAAGGTACTGGAATAGCTGCAACATTTGTTTGTTTAATGTCTGATGGTAAAACTGAAACTAAAGTTACCATTACAGGAGATGAAAAATACCGTAGAGATATTTGGAAAAATAAAGAAGAATATATAGGGATGTACGCAGTTGTCAAATCAATGGATTATGGTACAAAAACCAAACTTAGACATCCAAGATTAATTGGGATTAAAGAACAAGTTGAGAAATAAAATGGAAAACGAAACACAAGTTTATATAATATCAAAATTAACAAAAATGAACATTTGTTATATTAACGACGATGAATAAAATAAATAAATTAACATATGTTGATTTTTTAGATGGTAGGAAAGATGCATTAATTGAAATTAAAAAATCATCAGAAAATCTAAAAGAACTTATTAGGCATTTACATAAAGATGATGCAATGCGAATTTATAATTTATCGTCTGATGATTTTACCACATTGCGAAAAGGAGAGGAACTTAAAAATGAAAAAGAATGTAAAACTGAACCAGAAAATTCAGGAATTTTTAATTATTAAACAACAAATTGATAAACTAACTGCAAAACAAAAAGCAATTAGAACAGAAGTTAAGTTTTATTTAGATGAAGAAGGTGTTGTTGATTATATAGATGAAAATGGCAATAAAGTTACATATAGAGAACAAGTTACAAATAGATTAGATACTGCTAAAATTAAAGAATTTTTAGGTAACAATTTATCAGAATATCAAAAAGCTACAACTTCAGAAGTACTTAAAATTATAAGTAAAGAAAGTGCAGCTGTTATGAAAGGATATTTAGATACAAAGAAATAATAAATCATGATGATTGTTCGTTATTTCCATTACGAACGATTTGCCTCAACAGGAGGGAGTTATATTCATCTCCCTCCTTATTTTTTACAAATGATAAAACAAACAAAATTAATAGAATATTTTAAACCAATATATTTTAGACGGTGTAAATATTGTAATGATTGGTTTAAACTCACTACTAAGAATAGAAACCAAAGATTTTGTTGTACAACACATCAACAAACATATCAGAAAGTAACAAAAAGAGGAAAATATGAATTGTTTAAATTAACGGAATCTGATAAGAAATTATGGAAAAAGGTGAATGGGAAAAATGAAAAAGGAAAAAGAATTAAACAATTTAAATTTACAAATAGATGTTTTAAATAATAGACTATTTCAAGTTGAGAAGAAAAAGAATTTAGTGGTTCAAAAAATTGTAAAAATAAATCGGAAAAAGATTAATTCAGATATAAAAAATATTTTACCTTTAATTAATAAAATGTTAAGAGTCTTGAAAAATAAGAAATATCCTAAGTCTGCTGTGTGTAACCATTTTGGCGTTTGGAGTAATACAGATTATTATGTTATTACGTTATTAGATAAAGAAAAAATAACTCAAATAAGCATAGAATTAAAGAATAATTGGGTTGAGCATAATCAAATTACTTTATCTAAACAGATGTGGAATAAGATAACAAAAATTATAAATAAAAAATATAAAATTTTAAATGCTTGGAATGGTGATAAAAATTCAAGTAGTATAAGTTTTATTATTAAGTTAAAATCTCCTGAATCATTAAGATTAGCACAAAGTAAATATATTGCATTTGAAAAACCTAAAATTGATTTTAATGACTTATTTGAGAAAAATATGGTGAAATTAGAAAAATGAGTGAAGATAGAAATATAGCAGTTCAAAGAATGTTAGAAGATTGTAAAGATTGGGATAATAAAACAAATTCTCTAAGAGAAGCTTTTTCAAGAGGAGAAGATTTCACCAATAGACGAATACTAAATTTATTAGATGAAGATATAGTTGATAAGGCTTGTGATAAAACTACAAGCAACATATTGAAAAGTTTTAAAAGGCAATTATTTCATAATTTTAAAATAGGTAAGAAAGATGATAGTTGAAGTATGCGGCGGTTGTATTAATAGATTAGATATTATAATTCCAATGATAAAACCAGTTTTAATTAATATAACTAAATATATAATTGAAAATGGTTATGTTTATTTGGTGTTATAAAATGAAAATTAGAATGAGTAAATGGTATGAATATCCTTTCATAATGTTTGGTAAATATTTTTATACAAAAGATAGTGAAGGATTTATATTAGGTAATAATATTTACTTAACGAGGTTAGAATAATGAATATAGAAATAAATAAAGTTGAGATTGGATTTAATACTAATTTAGTAGATATTAGTAATATTTTAGTAATAAAATACTTATAATTGGTGGGTTTGCTAACCTCTTTAGTTTATAAGTTTTGTTATACCCTTACAAATGTTTGGGTGGCTGAGGATTCCCACAACGTCAATGACGTTTCCAATGAAGCCATTTTTTATTTTTAAAAGAAAAAGATAGGAGTTGTAGTAGAAAGAAGACACTTGAGGGATAGAACAACTACAACTCCTATAAAAGTAATTAATTAAAGTTTAAATTCTTTTCTTTGTTTATATTCTTCTGATTTTCCTTCATTCCATTGGTCTACTGGTCTTAAATAACCAACTACTCTTGAATATACTTCACATCTTGTTTTCATTTTATATTTCTCCTATTTATATGCTGGATAAAGTTGAGGTATTAATTTATCAATATTACCTTTATTACTATATGCTTCTATTATCCAAAACCCTTTATGCGCAGGAATGTTTTTTCCTCTCATAAATTTTGTTTGTCCGCAAAAAGTACCAGTCTGAAATGCATGTACATTCCTATAAAATAATTGTTCTAATTTATGAAAATGTCCTATAAATAACATATTAGGTTTTTCTCCACCTGTTAAACTTTCAATTATCTTTTGTGGCCTATAACTCAATGCATACGCTGTACCGCCGTCTGGGTGTAGTAATTTAATAGTAGAACCTGTTTTTAATTTTAAATCTCCTTCAGCATTGCCAAGATATTTAGCATCTAATCCTTTGTTTCGTAATTTATCTTCAAGAACTGGACCTGCTTCAATACCAGCACCTCTAACAAATGTATTATAAGAATGATTGCCTGTTATAAAATATAATGGTACTTCCAATTGGCTTAATTCTTTAACTACCATTTTCATTTGTTGGTCAAAACCAATTGCATTTTGTTCAAATATACTACTTGGCCTATTTTGATACCACCCATCAAAAATATCTCCTGTATTTAATACAAAATCTACTTTCTCTTTTTTAACTGTTTCTGCAAAGAATTTCATTAATGGTTTATCATATTCAATTTGTCCAATATGATTATCACCAAACACACCAAACTTAACATGGTCTTTACCTATTTTATAAGAAGTTTTTATACTACTAGATTGTTTATTTAATCCATCAATAAATTGTTTAATATCTTTTGATGTATATCCTGCTTTTGTCAATTCAGTTAAACTTTTTAATTCATCTTTATTTAAATCACTTACATCCAATTTAGTGTACCCCTTAAAGAGTATAAACTCTTTTTAATATTTTACCGCAAAATAACTATAATCTAAGTCTTGATTATTTAATCTTATGTTTGTTGAATGTGTAATAATATATTCTACTACAACAGTTGCAGATATTGTATTCCATATATTATCAGGATATTCAGTTCCATTAATTAATAACTTATGAAAAAATGTATCTGTATCAGTTTGTGTTGAATTTATATAAACCGCAGCTTGAAAAAATGCTGTATCTACTGCACCAACATTATAATTTAAAGTGTATTGAATTTTTGAGTTTGAATAATATGGTAAATATAATTTAATGTTATCCCAATATACCCTATATAAATCAGTTCCAGAAGTATAACCATATCCATTAGATGAATTAACATCATTAGTTGTTGACCATTGTGTGATACTTGTTAATGTATTATCAATTACATCTAACGATTTAAATCTATATAAATAATAACTACCATTTGAATTTTGTAAATCATATTGATATTCATATCCTCTAGGTGTTGAAATTACATCTATTGTATGTTCTTGTCTATCACCTGTACTATTAAACCCAACATTTTCATTAAAAACTGTATTATTAAATAAATCTATATAACCAAAATCTAAATCCCATCTATCTTCATTATCCCATTCAGTACCTAATGTATATCCAATAAAACCAAGTTTACTTACGATTTTTACAATTGCATTGTCGTGCCTAACATGTGAATAACTTGTTGAAGACATTGTACTCGTACTAAATGTTCCTTTAACAACAATAAAATTTATATCTTTAGGTTGGTCATCATCATCGTCATCATCAATTGAATATGCAACAACTCCCCAATTACCATTCGCTACAGCTATCTTACTATATCCTGCACCTTTACAATCGTTAGTACTAGGATTAGTTACGCTTGTTGAGTTTACAGTATTAGTTGCACCAGTTGTTACAGTGTTACAAATATATACTCTTCTAGATTCATCATTGTCGTCAGATGTTTCACCTAATGAAACTGAAACTAAATTTATTTGTCCAGTTTTAAAATATGATACAAATTCTGATACATTATATTTTGATGCATCATCATCATTATCTGAATCAATTGCAGTAACAACATGACTAACATATGTTGCAGGTGTAGCATTTGTATATTTTATAGTTTTTAAAACTAATCCAAAATATTCATCACTTCCATCATCTGCCATATATGGAACAATCATTGTTTCATAAATATTAGACCCAATTAATTCTAATGTAGATTTTGCAGCTGTACCATAAGCAAAATATCCTGCACCACCATGTCCAGCTTCAGCATCTGTAATTGTATTATCTTTCTTTTCACTTGAATCAACTTGAATTGATAAAGATGTTGCTACCATTGTTTCTGTATTAACAGACAAGGTAATATAATCACCAGAAGTATCAATATAAGTAACATGTATTATATTATTAGTATCTGTGGTTGATACGGCATATAAACTACTATAATCAGTTAATACTAAACCCCATTCAATCCCACTATCTGAAATTATTTCACCAGATAAATCATTATCATTGAAAGATGATTGTTGTTTATATTCAGTATTTTTAGTAACTAAATAATTAACACCACTAGTAATTTCTTTATCAACATTAACAAGTGATTCATCTAAATTTGTAGCATCATCTTCCCACGCACTAGTATCACTATTATAAAATATTAATTTTGTTGCAAGTGAAGTAATACGATATTCTTCTGTAACGTTTAAAATATTGCCGTCTGTTCCACCAAAAGATAAGCCTGCAGTTTGTGTCCCGTTACCAGCTAAACTGGAACGAGCTGTATTTAAATCTTCATCAATAGCCCAAGAAATTCCATCATATTTTTCTGTTGCTGATACCATTGCGTCATTAAATCCACCAAAAGCTAAACCAGCAGATTGTGTACCTGCACCAGCTAATCTAAATTTTATAGCATTAAGATTATTTGTTGTTGTCCAAGAAGCCCCATCATATTCTTCAGTTGTTGATAAATAAGTACTACCATAGCCACCAAAAGATAATCCTGCAGTTTGTGTTCCACATCCAGCTAAACCATATCTGGTGGCATTAAGACTACCACTAACTGACCAAGAACTACCATCGTATTTTTCTGTTCGGGAATACAATGTACCTCCATTGCGACCACCAAAAGATAACCCTGCAGTTTGTGTTCCACATCCAGCTAAACCATATCTTGGAGTATTAAGATTATTTTCTGTTGTCCAAGAACTACCATCATATTCTTCTGTTACACATGGGTATCCGCCAAAAGATAAACCAGCAGTTTGTGTTCCAGCGCCTGCCAATCTATATCTTGCATTATTAAGATTTCCACCACTTGTCCAAGTACTACCATCATATTCTTCAGTTGTGTTGAGATAATCACTATTATCACGACCACCAAAAGATAATCCTGCAGTTTGTGTTCCTGCACCACCTAAAGCATATTTAACAGTATTTAAGTTTCCGCCAACTGACCAACCATAAACATCATAACTATCAATATTATATTCTTCTGTTGTCGCCACAAAAGTCACACTACCAGTTTTACCACCAAAATTTAATCCACTAAAATGCGTTCCAGTACCACCTAAAGCTTGTCTTCCACTACCAAGTGAGTCTACAACAGTCCAAGAACTACCATCGTATTCTTCAGCAACATTTAAATATGAACCATTGTAACCGCCAAAAGTTAAAGCAGCAGTTTGAGAACCACAACCTGCTAAAGCCAGTCGTACAACACTAAGATTGCCACTGACTGACCATGCTGAACCGTCAAATTCTTCTGTACTATTTAGATATACCTCATCATATCCTCCAAATGTTAATGCTGAATTTTGTACACCACATCCTGCACAACTATATCTGTCATAATTTAAATTGCTATTAAACGACCATGTGCTACCATCATATTTTTCTATTGATGAAAATTTAGATATACCATCAGTACCACCAATACATAAACCTGCAGTTTGTGACCCAGCACCAGCAGGTCCCCGTCTTTTATTTGCTAATGAACTAATGCTAGTCCATGTATTACCATCATATTCTGATGCAGCATCACTATAATAACCACCAAAAGCTAAACCAGCAGATTGTGTACCTGCACCTGCTAAGTCACTTGCCGCTGAAACCATATTATTGGCATTTGCCCAAACAACACTATCATATTCTTCAGTTATATTAGAAGTTGTAGTAACAAAACCACCAAAAGATACTGTAGCTGGTTGTACACCAACACCAGCTAACGCTGTTCGTACACTATTCATGTTAGCTGCACTTGACCAAGATTTTGATGCAATAGAAATTTCTTTTTGAAAACCTAATATAAATCTATCTTTTTGAAATGTATAAATTACACCACTTCCTGAAATATTATCAGTTGTTAATTCCCAAACTAAATCAGTTGTATTAAATTTATAAATATTATCAGCATCAACTGCTAAATACCATTCATTATCAATTTGATATGTTGATAATCTATTTGGATATGTTATTCCACTTGGTAAACCAATTGCAAATTCATCAGCTAATTCCCAATTATTACCTACTCTTTTAACACATCTAACTACATTATTTTCTACTCTAGATAATAAATAAGTATCATTATTATATTTAAATATTGAAAATGCTGAAGTGTTATCTATTGCTGAACCATTACTAATTATATCATTATAATTTGATAAAAATGTTGATGATGCAATCCATTGATTATTTTCTTGAATATATTCAACAGTTTTTACTTCACTTCCATCAACATAAAAACCTAATAAATATTGTGTATTATCAGAACAAATAATTAAACTAAACACTGTATCTAATTTTGGAATTAAGAAATCTGTTAATTCACTTTCCCAAATATTCGTGTCTTTATTTAAAATATAAATATTTGTTGATGATGATGTTGGTGTTTGCATCATATATAATTTGTTAGATGTTGAAAAAAATGTATTCTTTTTATCTGAAACACCAGGCAATTTTGTAGTATCATAATTAATTGATTTAATTGAAATATTAATATAATTATATGTTATTAAATGTATTGTAATTAAATAAGGCGAATAATTTAATTGTCTTGCAACAATTTGTTTAATACCATCTTCATGCCCACTAGATAAAATATTATTCCAATATAATAAAATTCTATTTCTAAAATCTGAATCTGATTCATTATCATATCTATTTAAATTAAATAATTTTGCAATATCATCTAATGATGTATCAGTTGCAGTTGAAATTGTAACAGATAATTCTAAATTATCAATTTCTAATTTTAATTCATCATATTCACCAGCAAAACTTTTAATGAAATTTCTGTTATTACTATCAGAAGTTTTTTTCATAAACGTTGGTAAATTCTTTAGCATTTCATCAGTTGTATCCATTTTCTTAATTAACAGTTATTGTTCCCTCAGTTGCAATTTCATCAAAATCAATAGTATAATCAGATGCGCCACCGCCACCAATATCATTTATTGTAACATTTAATACACCATCTACACCAACAATATTTGTAATTATTGTAGATTGGTAAACATCATCCCCAATCTTTAAACTTGAAAAATAAGTTGTAATAATATCTGATACTGCAGATTTAACAACAGTACTATCATAATTATCTGTATCAATTAATAATGTAACAGTTACATTAATAGAAACTACAGTTGGTTCATAAACATTATAAGTAATTCCTGCACTAATAACTGTATCAACTTTTTCAACTATTTCTAATTTATTATAATCGGTTAATTCACCTTCAGTGTTTAATGCATATACATCAAATAAACCAGATTTGTTATAATCATAATCAACATAAATTGTACTGCCTGTAGTTGGGTTTGAAACACCTAACCATTCAATCTCATTATATTTAGTTAATTGATAATCTGTATCTTTTGTATAATCTGCTGCACCGCTAGAATTACCTACTTTTAAACTTGAATTATCAATTGCATTATAACCTTTTAATACATATTTATCTATTCCTGTAGTATAAACAAATGTTTCAGCATTTACTGCTACAAAAGGTGTATTATCAATATAAACATCATTAATACTATCCATTGCTAACACATGAAATTTAATTGCATCTACTGTTGCAACATTAGCTAAACTTGTTGCATTTTGAATTCTAACCCTATAATCTAAATCACTTTCAATATCTGTTCCATTAATAAATGCTTCATAATTATATATTCTGTCAACGTTTGTTAAAAATGTAGACATATATAATATTTTACCAATTGATACATTACCATCTACACCAACTTCTTGGGCAGTACAAGCTACATCTAAACTTAATGGTTTATATGTGACATGAAAAGATGTATTATTATCTGGTACATCACCTGAACCTGTCCATTGAATTTGTTGTCTATCACCAGTTGTTATTAATACATAATCAGTTGTTGCAACAAATGTATGTGCAGCTGAAGATAATGTTCCGTTTATTGATGTAATTGAATCAACTAATCTCTCATCAAAATCATAGTCAGTTGTACCAGTAATATATGTATGTTCTTCAGTTGGAATTTCTGAATAAAAAGTATCATCACTAGTCGTAATAAAATTAGTTATTGTGGTATCTGTATTTGGCTGTGTACTAATTATTGTATTTGCCGGAATAATGAAATCTGTAGTTGTAATTGCATTTCTAATAAACGTTACACTACCAGTAGACATAGTTCCAGAACTTCTTTCAACACCTACTAATAAACCAAGTTCTTCTAAATCTGTTGTTGTTGCAGTAGAAATTTTTGTACTATTATATACAACGTCTAAATCATCATATATTTCTTCTAATTCTTGTGATAGTGCAGTTGTAAATATATCTAATACACTTCCAACATTTGCATCGTTTATACCTTCTACATTTGTAACTATATTAAGAATTACTGCATCTTTAATTTGTGATAAAGTTTTTTTTGTATATGTCATTTTTATTTTAACCTATATAAATAATGGGAATATCAAGTTTAATGATATTGTTGACTCAATCGGTAACACCGTTATATTAATATTTATTGTATGTTCATTGTCGTCTGGATACGTTATTATTATATTTTCTATTGATTGAACTCTAGGTTCTTGATTTAAAACTTCAACAATATAACCTGAAATTTGAGATTTTAATAATTCTGTTCTAGGCTGTCCAATTACTTTATACAATTCGCTACCATATAAAGTATTATTATATTCACCTTTATTTGTTAGCAATCTATCAATGATTGCTTGTCGTAAATTTAAACTGTTTTCAACTATTAAAAAATCTTGATTTGATGTAAATTGTATATCAAAATCTGATAAACAAATATCTTTCCCTAATATTTCAACTGTCATTTTTATTTATTAATATTTATATAAATTTATTATTTAAATATATTTAATTACCATGTCCCTTGTGTAGTTGTTTCAACTTGTGAAGTTCTACGCAAAGTCATTACACCAGTAGATGAAACTTCAATACCATAATTATCTTTATTAAATAATTTAAAACTTCCATCTTCATTTAATTTAATTTTTGAACCGTTTGGTGTTCGTAAGATTATATTATTATCTTCATCAATTAATATAAACGCACCATTTGTTTGTCCATTTACAAAATATTCGTTTGATTTAATGCTAAATCGACCATCTTTAGTTGTTGAATAAATATCAAACAATGTACCCATTATTATTGGTGTTTCACTTTCTGTAATAAATGAAACTAATACAATATCATTAACTGCAGGCAATTTAATCTGCCCTTTAAAATTTCCAAATCCTTGCCCAAGCATTTGAACATTATTATAACTTTTAATTAAATTTAATTCTTTAATGTTAATAGTTAAATCACTATTAACACCAGTTACAACATATAAATTATTACCTTTGACTGATTGTGTTTGATTAACTATTAAATCAATAATTGTATCTTTTAAATCTGTAATTGGTTGTAACATTTTATCCTCTAATATCGAAAGCTGTAGTAACATCTTTCGAAACGTTTAAAATATCTGTATCTAAAATTCCACTTGGTGATAATAATATATCACTTGGAAAATCTGAAATACTATTACTATAACCTATTATTTCACATGTAATATTATTTTTAGATATTTTTATATTTCTTTGTTTAATTATCCATTTTTGTGTTGCTGGAATTTTATTTGAATTGTTAATAAAAAACACATCACCTAAACTTTGGTCAGGGTCAAATTCTGTATTAAAACTTATTGTGTAATTCTTTGCTAAATCTACAAGTTTTTCTCTTGCAACTTTTTGACATGATTCTGTATCAAACAAATCTCGTCTGTATAAATACAAAGGATTTAACCATGATTTATTTGGTGTTATATTACTTACTACATTTTCAGGTTGAACACCTTGCGCTAATTGATATGCAATTGGGTCGAATGCAATACCGACAGTATTATTTCCATACACAACAACACAATTAACACTCTTAGTTATTTCACCATAATTAATACTAAATACATTTTTTTGTAAATCATATTGATATGTATTAATAGATGTATCTGAATTAAAATAAACTGGAGTTTTAATAATTAAATCTTTTTTTCTTTGAAATATTTTAATTGCATATTTTGATTTTATATCTTCTAAAACTTTTCCGAAAAAATAAGTACTACTTATTTTCATTATAAAGTTTGGGGATACACCAGTTACAATAATATTATCTATATATGATGATAAAAATGTTTCAGCTAAACCTGTATTAACAATTAAAAAAATATTACCGTTAAAAAATTTAACTTCTGTTGACCTTTCATAAGTTAAACCCATTGTAGATTTAATATTAACATTATAATTACTTCCACTTGTTTTATTTTCATCTGGTAATTCTAATGTATCAATATATCCATCAAATATTAAAGTTAATGAATCTATTGTTGCTAAATCTCTTTCAATTGGTGTATCAAATGATTTAAAATATATTTGTACTTTGTCATATTTTCTAAATAAATCTGTTGACCAGTTTGTAGTTGAAATAAATGGAATAGAAAATGAACCAGTTACAAAAACCTTATCATAAGATTCAACTAAAGAAATATCGTTGCCAATATTATATTGTTTTTCTCTTATAACTAATAAATGCTTTGGGTATCTCTTCATCTTAATTTATTTTTAAGTACATTCACATAATAAGTTTTTATATAAATTATACTTTTTATTATCGGCACAAGTATTATCATTTTTTATAATAATATATTTATTACATTGTCTACATATTTTAATTAATAACATTTTATTATAAATTCCCTACTCTTTGATTATATGTTGCAATAAGTAATTCAGCTGTATCATATGATACTAAACTTTGTTGAATTGTATTTACATTTGCTTCTCTATATTCAGTGATTGTACAAGTAAAAGCTAATTCGTCATCTTTACCTTCATTTAAAGTAAATTTTAAATTCTGAATAAAAAATTTATTAGTTCGTCTATTTTTGTTTATATATGGTGAAATAAATTCAATAACGTCACCCTTATCTGATAATAATAATAATTCATCTTTTTTTGCATTTACATCATCTCTATTGTTACCTAATAAAACACCATTGATAGGAATAGATTCTTGCATACGTCCGTTGAAATAAGTGACACCACCATCACCCGTAGCAGATTCATTTATAATTATTGAATTATTTGTTCCCCATTCATAATCTGTAACAACATATAAATAATATTTTTTCTTATTCATATCTATAAATTGATGTTCAGATGATATAGACGAAATTGAAGGTTTTTGTGAAGGTTTTACCATTTTAATTCATTTGTATATGTTTAGCTAGTGCTGCACCAAATGCTTCAGCATTGTTTGGATTTGCTGCTCTACCAGTATTCATTGTTATTGTTTGATTATTATTAACTATTCTACTATTTTGATTATTAGTATTGTTTGCAATATCAGCTGATGGACTTCCAAACGTCTGCATACCCATAAATTTTCCAATATCAGAATTTGCAATTTCATTATATTTATCCATTATTTTAGTTAGAAAATTCCAAATTGGTTTTAATGTATCAAGTAACATAGTGAATGGTTTTAACAACGCACCGCCTATATTTGTTTGTTTAAATTTATTAAATATGTTTTTAATTTTATTAAATATGTTATGAATTATTTCTAATGGTTTTGTTGAACTTCGCATTTCTTTTTGTAATTGTTTACTTCTTTTAGACCATTTATCAACCCAAATAATCACATTTTTTAATAAAAACCAAATTGTTCTAATTGGTAATGTTATTTGTTTAAAAGTTTTAATTAACATTCCACCAAACTTACTTTTAGCAATCCAATTAATAACTTTAAATAATATTGTCATTCCTTTTATAATAGATATCATTGGAGCGAATGCAACTTTAAATGACCATCGTAAAACAATACCTAATGCTTTCCATGTTTTCTTTGATTCTTCACTTTTAGAATTAAATAATTTAAAAAATGAACTAATCGCATCACCAACTTTTCGCATTCCATGAATTAATTTAACTTCAAAAACACCCCACCAAGATTTTAATTTACCCATAACTTTATTAAATAAAGTTTGAATACCACCCATGTTCACTTCCCATGCCTTTTTTAATAAATAAAATCCTGCAGCAATTGCAGCTAAAGGTAACAATACAGTTGCTAATGTAGTTCCAAGACCAATTAATACACCTTGCATAGTTAAACCACCAGTAACAAATGCTTTACTAACTGCTTTAAAACCCTTACTTAATGAACTGAAAAAACCTAAACCTGAATGACTAGCTTCACTAAATCCTGTATTAAATGTATTAAACAATTTAGTTACATGATTACCTTTTCCACCTAGCTCAGCAAACTTATCTGACCAGTTTTGAGTTTTCTTTGTAACTAATCCAAATATTTTATGTTGTTTATTAGCAGAAGAGTTAATTTTATCTAAAGTTTTACTTAACGTTTTACTATCTTTATTTACTTTAGCTAAACCATTTGCTGTAACTTTAACATTAACGTTTCTTTCAGTCATTATTCTTATTGTCCTCTATTTGCTTTTTATGATATAACACATTAATATATTCTTTAATTATTTGTGATAATTTATATTTATTTTTTAATTCAATAGATAATACTTTATAAAAAATACTAACTTCAGTATAAATATTATCTATAAAGTTTGTTTCAAGTTTTTTAATTTCAGATTCAAAAATTAAAACGGGATTACCTTTTGATTCTCCCGCTCTTACAAAAAATCTGACATACCATAAACATGATTAATTCCAAGTTTAAATTTCATATAAACACTACCGGGCAATTCAGTAATATCTTTATCTGATAATTTTGGTTCAACTAAACTTAATCTAGCTAAAAGAATTTCGTAATCTTTTTTTGTTTTTTCTGATAACATTTGTGCTTGTTCAATAACTTCACCAGATTTTTCTTCAAAGATATAATCTTTTCCTTTAGCAGATAAAGTAAAAGTTTCATCATCATTTGCAACTAACCATTTTGGCATTTTCTTTATTATTTCTAATTCTTCTTCTTTCATTTTATCCCTCAATAAATTTAATCAAATAATATATCTAATGCATCAAATTCTCTAGGTAATTTAGTTTCATCATTTAAAGCTAAATTTAATGTAAACCCTTTAAATTTTGCATTCACTATAGTTACTTTTCTTGCTGGGTCTTTATTTATAGTTGTTCCAACAATATTAAAATATGGATTGTTACCATTTTTTGTATCTATTAAATCTTTTATTTGATTATTATCTAACCACAATTCTTCAACTGTTCCATTTATTGCAATTGGACCATTTCTAATTTCTCTTGGTTTTTTACTGCCACCTGCATGAATAGGTTTATTTTCTTGTGTATATGTGATTGATACTGATTGTGAACCGCCAATTATGTCGCCGCCAACTTCAAATTGAACATCTTCTAATATTACGCTTTCTTTTACCATTTGTTTTCCTCCAAATTTTTAAATAAAATAAAATAAAAAATTAATTAATGTTTATTGTTAATTGAACAAAGTTTGTACTATATGCTGGTTTAATACTAATTGTTGCTAAGATTGTATCATTACTTGAACCTTCTTCAACTACACTAGGTTGATAATCTTGAATTATCTCTTCATGTTTAGCAGTAACTAATATTGCATCTAACCTTGCAGAATAAATACTTCTTCTTTCAGTTGTATTAGGTTTACCAATTACAGTATTAAGATATTCTTCTGATTGTTCTCTAACATAATCTAAAATATCAACAATAACTTCTTCAAAAAATACATTAGTTGCATCAGAATATCTAGTAATTCCTCTAACCATTTGCCTTGTAGTTCCAATTATACTAATTGGTGCAATGTGTCCTTGAAGTAATTGTTCTTGTTCAGTTTTTGAATAATATTCTTGTCCTGTTGCAACATTAACACTTAATCCTTCTACACTTACAGTTTCATGTGTACCAGATATTTGTAAATCTAATTGACATATTTTTCCAGTATATGCACAAGCTAAATATGAACCATCTAACACACTTGAAGTACTATCAACTCTATGTGTATAATTTACATTAGGTGCAACAACTGTTAATCTTTTACCACTTGCTGTTCTTGCAATAGCTGTTGATATACTTTCATCAACTGCTATTCCTGTTACAAATCTACTATATTTCTTTTCAGTTGTAGTTCTAGTATCTAATTTTCCAACTATAGTTGCATGAAATGCGTTATCTGTTTTTCCTGGCATAAGTAAAAAGTTATAATCTACTGCAGTTAATAAATCATCAAATGCATCTGTATAATCTGCGTCATCTAATGAATCTTCACCATCATCACCTGTAGTTAAATAAGTTGCTGTAGCTACATCAACTAAATCAGAAGTTTCATGCCCAGTTTCAACTGCTACTGTCACTAAACTTGAACCTGCATTAATTGCTGTTTCAATATCTTCATTGGTAGTATAACCTGTGCCACTATTATTAAAGATTTCAATTATTTTACCATCTGTAATTTTAATATCTCTAGCACTACCATTTACGCTAATAGTTATTTCAATGTTATTACCATAAGTTCCATAATATTTTCCAGTAAATGATAATACATCAGTTGCACCATTTGTAAACATTTCAGTCGCTTTAACTTCATCACCGTCTACAATTCTTACTACCTTTAATGTTCCACCATTTCTAAAGAATAAATCTGCTCCTTTGATAAGTGTTACTCCAGTACCAGTTTTATCGTCTCCAAATTTACTAATAAAATCGTTTAAACTTGAAACTGTTGTAACTGTATTCACATCTCCCCAAATTGCACTACCTACCATTGCAGCAATTCTATCTCCTGCTGGTGCGATGTAACTTGTGAGAATATTTTCTTGTGTAATTATTTGTGGTCTTAATACCAATTTATATTCCTCCTAATTAATATGTTGTTTGTGTTAAGCTGTAATCTGAAATTAATACTCCAGCTTTATATGTTTTCTTCCATATATCTTTAAATTTAATATTATATGTTAAATAACTTGCCCAACTATTTTTATTATTATGAAACGTTGGTTCTAATGAATCTAAATTATATTTTTCAAATGTGGCTAATAATATATCTCTATTAGTATCCATTACATTTTTAATTTGATGAATTAAATACATATTTAAAGTTTCATCATATAAGTAGTTTTGAGTACCATCATCAAATGATACTGAATATTTTGTTAATTTCTCAGTTAAAGCAAATAATTGTAATATACTAGTTCCCCATTTCCAGTAGTATTCAATATAATTACCATTAATATCTGTCTCAGAATAAAGATATGCACCACCTGCTGCTTTTTCAAAATTAATACTATTAAGTTTAACAACTACCTCAGGGTAATTATCATCAGATTCAGGAAATTTTGGAAATATCCATCTAGGATTTTTTCTATCTGGTCGAACATCAACCAATTTATCTTGTAATAAGTTTCCTATTTCTTGTATAACATCTATTATTTCAATTCCAGTCGCAGGCATGTAATTCACCAACATAAAACCGAGTAATTACGATTTTACTATTATAATATTATTTTAAATTATTATATATTTAAATATATTTAATTATTTTGCTCCAATACTTTTTCCAACCAATTTAACTAATTCTAATTCTATCATTCTAATAAATTCTTTTTCAACTACTTTATCATTTAATACTTTATCAATAAATAATCTTGCTTTGATACCTGGATGAATAACTTTTTTAGCAAAAGCGAATTTATCACCACCAGCAGCTTTCCATCTTAACGATTTCTTATTTTTTGGTTTAATAACATATTTAGCTTTCTTTGGTCCATATAATCCAGTACCTTCTTCTAAATATAATATAATTTCACCAAATTCTTTATTTGAAATTAATACACCATCTGAAACTGTATCAATATCCCAACCATCTCTAACAATACCTTTACCCGGTGTAGCTTTAACAATTTCTTTAAAATATGTTCTTGCTGTAGCTTTTAATAAGACTTTGTTAAAATCTGATTGTTTAATGTCTGTCATTTAAATTTGAATTAATTTAAAACTAATATATCCAAACTGACCTTGAAATATTCCAATGTCTGTATCGAATACAGGTTTAAATTTATCACCTTTTTTTATTCCAAATGTATAATCAGATAAAAATTCAATTATACTTTTTTCATTTATATTAGTATTTGCTGGAACATAAGCAGTATATTCAACTTCACCTTTAGTTACATATCCTTCATCAGTTAATATCTTTTTCTTTGGTGTCATAGAATTTACATTAAGTTCAACATATTCAAAGTCATCATTTTGGTTTAAAGATAATTGTAAAAAATCATCTTTAATCACCCTTTCAGACTGAACTTTAATATAATGTTTTACTTTAATTTTGTTCATGTTGTAAAGATGTTCAAAATCATCTCTAAATGTTTGTACTCCAAATTCGTCGTTATTTTCAAATACCATTTTTATTTGCGTTATTTAATTTATATTTTAATATGTTTTAGGAATTGTTACTGGTTTAAATGCACCTTTTAAAGGTCTAACTTTCATAATTTCATTACCAATCCATGATTTTAATTGTTTCAAAAAATCATCAATTGCTTGTTTATTAAATTCTATTGTTACACCATTTAACGTTTTGTTTGTCATTCCGTGTTGTAATTTATATATTTCTAAAGTTTTAAATAAATGTTCAATAACATATAATTCTTCAATATACCTTATTTTCTTTTTCAAATCTGCATACTTTTTATATATCTGATAATATACTAACTTTAATTTATATGTTGAATCTGATGGGTATTCATCATCCATTGTAATAATTGTATAACCATTTGGATGGTCAAAATTAACTGATGAAATGTTACTAGATAAATCATTTACAGTATAAGGTGTTTTTTGTTGATATTCAATTAAACTAATATCACTTGCATCAACAGTATCATCAAAATTCATATCTGCAACATAATTTAAAATTTTAATTATATTATCTTTTTTTGAAAATGTTGTTTCCTGTTTCATAAAAGCATTAGATAATATTTGTTCTCTTGCATAATCTAATGCATTCTGCATTGTATAATTATCATAAGAAAATTCATATTTTTGTTTAATTGTTTCAATTGTTGTAATATCATCACCTAAAATTTCAAATAAACCAGATTGTAAGATTCTATCATCACCTATACTAAAATTAAATTCTAATGTATATGAATAAATTGCAACGTTGATATCGGTATCTGAATTTTCTAATGTAACTGAACATTTACCTTGTTCAGCATCATCAATAGTTAATGCTTTTGATATAACAACTGCATCATCTTGTCCAGGAATTGAAAGTTGTACTTTAATCAAACCAGTTGCACCAGTTAAATCATAATACTTTTCATTTTCTTTTGGTTGAATAACAAAAGATAAATCTTTTGTTTTATTTTTATATATTTGTATAGTTGCCATTTTCAATTTGTTTTATTTTCGATTTGTATTATTTTATTATCAACTAAAAATTGTCTTATTTCTGGTGTTGTATTTTGAATAAATGCATCAAATTTCCCATCACTTTTAATTTTAGCTAATGTACTATTAAGTAATCCCATTAAATTTCTCGCTTCACTAGGACTTGAATTTGCTTTCATTTTAATTGCTGCAATATACTCATTAATAAATCTTGTACCATAACTAAGTAATTGATGTTCATTAACATCATCTTTTGAATATTTCATATTTGGTTTTAATTCACTAATAATATTACTCCACATTTGAACTTCTCTAACTCTATCTTTTGCAACAAGTTCCATTTGTAACAATTCATATTTAATTTTCTCAACTTTAATTCTATCTCTTTTTTCATCAAATAGATTATCATAATTTTGTTTTAATTTATGTTCAAGTTCTTCCTTATCAATTAATTTTTCTTTATAATCAAAATTTAAATAAAATAATTGGTCACTTTGAACTTTAAGTTCTCTAATTGATTGCCAATATTTTGAATCTGAATCTGGATGTTTAACATCATTTAATACACTAACCCTTGCTTCAGTATCTGTTCTAAATTGTTGTGCATATTTTAAACTATGTTGAATAACATTCATATTCTTATCTAAAATGTTCATATCATTTTCAGATAATATTGTTGTCTTTCCCAATTCTGTTGTTAATTTGTTATTATATGTGTCTAATTTCATTTTTCTTCTATCCCTACCTTACATCTATTGTTTGTTTATCTCTTGAATATATTGCTCTTACTTCATCAGCAGAAAGTGCTCTTGAATATATTTGAATGTTGTCTTGATAACCAATTAAAGCTCTTGAAGATTCAAAATTTGAACCACCCACCCCATTAATTATGAAAGGTCGTGAATCTTGTACAGTCGCAGCACCCGCATTAGTTGAACCCATTAAAATACTATTTACATAAAAACTTAAAGTGTTTGAATCCCAACACATCATAAAATGATATAATTTGTTTATCTCTATTTTTATACCTGCAATTTTATTATCAGACCCATCATAATGATACGCTTCACAAACACCATCATTTTGCCTAATCTTAATATATGTTCTTCCACACCAACCAATAAAATTATCACCATTATCTGGTTCAGAAGTTAAATATAACCAACCACCTATAGCCCCCTCACTATTAAAAGTACTAGCAGAAAGTGTGCCTGCAGAAACTGACAAATATTGTGTGGTGGAGATAACATTCATTTCACCACCAATTGGAGCATCTTCATAAGAGGATGTTCCGTTTTGAGTTACAGTTAAACCATTACTTGAATAATCCTTAACATCCCCATTTAAAGGTAAATATAATTCTAAATCATCAGTACATACTGGACCACCTACACTAGTTGGTCTTATTCTGTATGCTTCTTGCATTATTTCTTCTTGAGTTAAAATCCTAGTATAAATCCCAGTCCTAGCATTTTCTCCTTCCCAATAAGCACTAGCTGAATATGGTGTTCGCCCCATAGTGAAATAATAACCTTGGTCAGCATTTCCCACAGAACTAGGAGTGCCAGAATATTTTTCTTCAAAATTAATATACATTTTATATTCTGAATTAGTTAAAGACATAGCTACACAGGTTAATTCTCCTGAAACTAAGGTAAATGCAGAATTTTGTTGATGATATTTTGTCCCATTAGAGATTATTAAATCAATAAGTGCATTATTTGTTCTTAATTGCCAACCCCTACTAGACCCATACATACCTTGGTCTCCAACAAGATAACTTGTACCTTGAGCTAAATTGCTTGATTTTATCCAAGTAATAATAGTATAATTATCACCATAAGGTTTTGTTGAATATCCTTTTGCATAATCATCTGTACCGTCAAAACTTAAACATTTACCAAACTTCCCTTCAGCCCAAGTAGCACCAGTAATTGTTGCATCATTACCGTTACCTGAACCATCATAAGCAGTAGTACCAGTTCCTTCAGTAAGTTTTAAATCTAATACACAAGCATTTCTTGGGTCTTTCTCGTTCATATAATCTTGATAAACTTCTTCAGGTGAAAGTGCAGAATCAACCCAAAGTTTTACATAATCTAAATTCCCTTTCATACCATAAGCAGTGTTTATGCCATTCTGACCAAAATAGAATAAAAATGATTGTGCCATTCTAACAGTACATGTTTCTTCTTTAATTAATAAACCATTTACATAAGTCTTCATACCATTAGTGACATTATAATCAAAAGTAAATGTAAAATTCTGGTATACATCTAACTTAATAGTACCTGTATCTGTTTCTTGATTTAAACTTGAAGTACCATCACATATAAGAAATCTAGTTGCACCATCATTATTATATGATAGATACATATCATAAGCACTTTTTCCTCCAGCTGAAGTACCTTTTACAATAAATGAACCATAATTATTAGAAGTTGCTATTGGTTTAGCTCGAAAACTAATTGTAAAAGTATCCCTAAATAAAGTTGTTGAACTAGGAATTTCTATTTGTTGAGAATTACCGTCAAACAGATAAGCACTATCTGTTTTACCATTAAAATCTGTTGTAAGTGATGCACCACTTACTGTACCGTTAGCACTACCAATTACATCGTTTGCATTACCATTAAAATTCCAGTAATGGTCTGGTTTAGGTACAGTTACCATTGTATTTTATTTTCCATTGTATTTTATTTTTCCTCATTGTATATATTGTTCTCTATAAATTTGTTTAATTCTTTCCGCAGAAAGTGCTGTGTTAAAAATCATTACGTTTGCTATTTTACCATCAAAGTAGACATTAGAACGTTCATATTTTGCCAAAAAAATATGAGAATCGTCAATCCCATCATACGTTCCTAAAATATTTATACTAGTATCATAAACACTATTAATATATCCAGTTATATTTACTGAATCTACTGTGAAAACTAGATGATGCCATTTACCATCTGTTAATGAATTAGCGCTACCAGTAATATATGTTTGTCCACCAGATGATTGAATACACCACTGAACACAATTACTTGTTGTTCGAATATAAAATTCTCCATTTGCTTTATTATCCATATTACTTATTGGATATTTATCATTAGCATAGGATTCTTTTAAAATCCACAAACTAACAGAAAAAATACTTCCTGTATTTGTTAATCCTGTATCAACATAATCATCACTTCCATCATAATCTAAAGCATATAACCCATTCTTTTGTTTAGTCCAAACAGCACCACTAATTGTACCGTTATTCCCATTACCACTATAATCATAAAGAGTAGTTCCACTTCCTATTACATGAGGATACGTAGCAACAATATTATCATTATTTTTAATTATCATACTATCACCGTCTTTTTAGGGTATGGATAAATAACCTTTTTACTTGATATGTCATAATAGGATTTAACTTCATCAGCAGTCCAAGCTCTTGAAAGTATTAAAAATTCATTCATTTTACCATCAACACCAGCTGAGGTATCCCAATTAGCCATTAATGAAATATCATCTGTTGAATCACCAGTCCAAGTTTTAGTAGAAGTATAACTATTAATTAATATACCATCTAAATAATAATTTAATCCATTTGTTGATGTATCTCCAGTCCAAGTAATTATTAAATTGTGATAACTTCCTATTAAACTACTCCCAATTTCTCCAGTTTTATATTGTGTACCACCACCATCACCAATCCAAATTTCAATCTTTCCAGAAGATTTCAAATAAATAAATAATCCTTTTGTACTAGTAGAATCTCCACCTGTATTAAAAAAATATTTATCTCCTGCGGTATCTATTAACACATTAAATGATAAAGTCATAGCACCTATTGCTAGTTTTTTCCCCGTTATTACTATGTTATCACTTCCATCAAAATCATAAGCTGTGTTAGTCATTCCAAACCTATTAGTTGTTTGTGTTGGTGGTCCAGTTAATGTTCCATCATTACCATTAATCATATCTTTTGCATCATTATGAAAATCATAATATGCTACAGCATCTTCAAATAAACTTTCATTACTAATTCTTGGGGTATTTGTATATAATTGTAATACTTCTGAAGATGATAATGCTTCTGAATAGATTTTTACATCAGAGATTTTACCATTAAAATACCTATCACTTCTACCTCTTTGATAAGCACCAAGTAAAGCATCACATTCGTGTGTAGAACTTGTTG